TGCAAACGTGTCAAAGTTTTCTTATACAAGACTTGTAACGTGTGTGAATCATCCTCAGCAGCAGATGACGAGAACGGGAACTCACTCACATCAACAATAAGATACCTAGACTCCATGCGGTTTGATGGTATCTCTGCATAAACTATATTGTTATCTGCGTAGTCAATCAACTGTACCACGCCTACAGTTGATGTAGGTTTATTCGTACGTGCAAAGCTGATAATGTCTTTAACAGTTACGTTGTTGCTGGGTGCTAATGTAACGTTTGTTGATGCCGTTGCGTCTGCTACAGCAGGGCCAGCCACGCTTACAAGCAAAGCTTCGCTGTACGGAGTCTTAACAACAACCTCGTAATCATCATCGGTTGTTGTAATACCGTAAGCGCGAACAACAAGTTTATTTGTACTGTTCGCTGCATCAGTTATAGACGTAGGCAACGATACTTTCAAAGGGCTATAACCCTTAATGCGAAATTTATTATGGTTTGTTTCCCAGTTGTTTTCACGATAACGTGCTGACAATGACTCTGTTTCCCATTCTTCGTTCCGTCCACTTTTTTCACGTACAAAACGTATGGCATATACATCTGCTGGCATAGCGACAGTCTTGTCACCCTGCACATAGAACTCAGCTTCCTCCAAGGAGCCCGGCATGTCAGACTGTTCGTAAAGTTCTTGCGCCGCTTCGTTAAGATAGTCTAGCAACAAAGCACGTTGGCTGGTATCGCTAGGAAGCATACCAACCTTTTTACCGAAACGATCTAATATGTATTCTACACTCATCTCTTAACCAGTGCTGTGACAGCAGCTTTGTCGCGCTTTACAAGCGCAGCTTTTGTCTTCGTAGGTGTTACCTTAACTATTGCAGACGTTGCCATTACTTTCTTTCCAATTCATACTCAAGTTTGTTTATCGTCTTGAGTGCTTCTTCCACAAATGCAGGAGACGCTAGAGCCGCTTTCCTAAACCCCGGATGTTTCGTCAACCTTTCGCTGTTGTTCAGTTTCACTGCCACGCACCCGCTCATTAGGACTAGCAAGAGCGTCAGCAATAGCGTCTTCCACCATGCTATCTTTCGCTTCAAGCCGTTTAGATGCACTAAGCTCCCGCCCTTCTCCGAACAGTTTATCCAGAATCTTCTGCAGGGCGGGGATAGCTTTAGCAAGTACATATAACAGCTTTATCACCTATTACCTCTACGCTTCTCAGCTCTTTTGCGTTCCTGAAACTTTTTGTTACCAGACTTTGGTGTAGTTGTAGTTGCGCCTTTATTTCTGGAAACCCTGTCTGCAACCTTTCTAAGATCCTGCTGCTTTTTAGCTGCTGTAGCCTTTTTATATAGGTTAGGCTTTGTTTTTGAAGCACCTTTGATAAGACGGCCAGCCGCACGTAAACCGCGCCCTGCTGGTACAAGTGCGCCTCCAATTGTCAAAGCGTCTCCAATCTTCTGGGCTTTCTTCACACTCATTTGCGGAATGAAGTCTGTCCAAGATCCTTTGTTGCCTGCCTTTTTCAACGCTGCAAGTTCTTGCCTGTTCTTAGTATTCTTATCCGCACGTGCTATGTTAGCTCTAGCTTGACGGCGTGTTGCAGCAGATGGTGTACGTGCCTTAGAGCCAGCAGCTACATTACGCGCAGCTTGGCTTCTGGTTTTTGCCATCGGCTTTGATACAGCCTTCTTTGCAGCAGCCTTAGTCTTAGACAAAGCTTTCAACGCGCTACCGCCCTTGCCTTTTGCTTGGCCTTTGCTGACACGCAACTTACTCAACGATGGCTCAATAACCATCGGCTTTAGTTTACCCGCTTTGCTTTTAGCTGCTGTTTGCCTACGTTTTTTAGAAAGCTCTAAAAGCTTTTGACCGCCCTTTTTTCGTCTACCGTATGCCATAACTTAACCCTCTACTTTCTTTTCAACTTTGCTTACACCGTGGCGCACAAAGATTGCAAGTATCGCAGTGATACCAACATTCAACGCTGCACCGAGTTCCAGTTCACCTGTAAGATAACCACTAAGTGCGCTTACCACACCGGCAACTCCTGCCCATAATGTTTTACTTTTTAACATGATAAAACTATCTCCTAGATTTTTTAGACTTCTGCTGTTTTTTCTTCTGCCGCCTTGCAGCAGCGTTAGCAGCTCGTCCCTTCTTAGGCGGCCTACCCACATTACTTCCGTATGTTCCTTCTCCGTGTGGCATTACTTATGTTTCCTTTCTAACAGTTGTTTTAGTTTAACTCCTATATACAATAAAGACAAAAGACTTATACCGACCTTTAAAAAATTATCCATCGTGACAAGCCAGCTTCCGAGGCCAGTCGCACTTGCAATTGTAACTTTAATGTCATCGAAATTCATTCAGTTTTAGTGCCTTGATATTCTATGTCGAAGAAAGGCGTATCTATCTCTAAATTACCGGGAAGTGATTTGCAGCCCACACCAAACAAAACTATCGACAACGTTAATAAAAACTTTTTCATTTCTTTGTAATCTCAACACGCATTGGATTTAACTCTGAACCTTTCGGCAAGTAAGACTCCCCACCATTATGCGGCAACTTCTTCTCAATCGTAAGTTGTTTAAGCTGGCTGTTCGGTACTAACATCTTAGTTTCCCTGTCAGTCATAAAGAAGGTTGTAGACGTAAGCCCAAGTCGTATAACCCGTGCTTGCCTTCCGCTAATGTAAAGTATCTCATCGTTATCAAAATCGCTACCCCAATAAACTAATAAACCTTGTACGAAATTAACCAGAACATCTTTCCCCATCAACGCAGCAAACGCAGCGAGCAGCAGCCAGCCATAGTGACCAACTGCTTGCTCCGCTAATCGCTCAATGTTTGCTTGGTTTAGGATATTGGTCATTCATTGGCCACTTTTTCTTTAGGTTCTTCTTTCTTTTCCAGACTTGCTGTAAGCTGGCCCATAAAGAAAGCTCGCGCACCTTGAGTTTGTTCTAGGTTGAAGCTGACTTGTCGAATTTTGTTTTCCAAATCAGCTACTTGATTAAGCAAGTTAATCTGCTCCTGTGAGAGATCGCTTACCTTATGCTCCTCGCCGTTGATAACGACGACCTGTTCTTGTTTTTCTTCTGTGTTTGCCATAGCAAAAATTATCCTTCAAGTGTCTTCACCCGCGCACTTAACTCCTGCACCGCTTTGATTAGTGGCATTACCAACGATCCGTATTTCAACGAAAGTTTGCCGTCAGGTGATTCATCTACAATATCCACACTTAAACCAACTTCTGTTAGCGCAGCTTGTACGTCTTGCGCTATTAGGCCAAGCCGCACTGTGTCGTTGTCTGCTGGCCGCGTATCGGCTGGCACTGTGACTGTCTCGTAGACGGCTTCTTTAGCTTCAACAGCTTCACTTACCAAACGGCGTTCAATGACTTCTTCAACTGCTGCTTCGGCTGGTCTGACAACCCGTGTCTCCGTCCAAGCTTCTTTAGCTGCTGTTACCAAGCGTCGTTCGGTGTGTTCCTCAACTGCTGCGCTGACCAGCACACGTTCGGTGACTTCTTCTACCGCTGGAGTTGTAATTGTCTCGGTAACTTCTTCCTGTGCCTCTTGAATCACTACCGTCTCGCGCACTTCGTCTTGTGCCTTTTGGACGATATATTCTTCCATCACCGGACACTTGTGAATCACCTGATCGCCGTTACCATCTAGACACGGTGTACCGTCTTCGTTAACAACTGGGTGATCGTCGTACAGCGGTATGCGTTCGATGCGAGTGACCGTCTCAGTAGAGACTTTGCGAACGTAAGTGTCACCTTCGCCTTTAACCATCTCCACCTTCTCAACTTCTTCAGTGACTTCGCGTTCGTCGTGCTTGTGGCGTTCGCCTTTGATTTCTTCCTGCGCCTCTTGAGTGACACGTTCCTCGGTGATTTCCTCACGTGCTTCTTGAACAACCCGTGTCTCAGTGCGCTCGGCTTTCGCTTCAACTACCACACGATCTTCATACACTGCATCTTCTGCGGGATGCACGATGTCTTCGTAAACCGCGTCTTCTGCTGCGTGTTCAATTGTCTCAGTGACTTCTTCAACAGCGGCTCGCGCTTCCCTGACAACAACGTCCTCGTAAACTGCATCAGCAGCTTCTACTGCAGGTGAAACGAGTTCTTGGCGAGCTGTCTCTGACCACCTGCCTTCGCGAATTGCTTCTGGATAATCAGCAGGATTAACGTGTTTAAATGTGACTGGCTGTAGTTTTTCAATAAACGCTAAACCAGTATCATTGTTTGTAATGTCGCGCTTAATACGCCTATCCGAATACGCAGCAAAATCTACTTGACCTTTAATCGCAGTAATGTCTGTGTTACCAAGTGCAACTGTATCTGCTCCTATGCCAACCGTACTATAACCAATGGCAATTTCGTTCTCTACGCCAGTTGCGGCAGAACCTCTCACCTTTGCGCCCAAGTATGTGCATTCGCGTATATCTGTTATAGCAGTGCTGCCGTTAGATAAATACTGACCCGCACGATAACCAAGTGCAGTGTTGTAGTCGCCGTCATCAACATTAAGACCGTGCAACGCAGCATAACCAACTGCTGTGTTTGCTTCTTCTGCATTATCAGCAGATGTCAATGCAAACGTTCCAACAGCAGTGTTATATGTGCCAGCAGCAACTAACTTTAATGCTTGCGAACCAACAGCTACGTTAAAGTTGGCTGTTGATGTCAACAACGCTTCATAACCAAGTGCAGTATTGTCGCCTGCCGATGATATCGCGCTACCCGCTAGGTGGCCGATCAGCACGTTCTTTGTGCCAGTGGTGATTGCGTCGCCAGAAAACGCGCCAACTGCTAAATTGATGCAATCGCCAGCAGCCCTAGAACCACCGCCATCTGGATCAACCGAATTTTGTGTAACTAATGCGTTAGCACCAATTGCAATGCAATAATTAGCACCACTTGCTTCACCTCCTAATGCACTAGTACCAACAGCAACATTGTACTGATTTCCGGCAATCATCGCATCAGCGGCTGATGTCCCAATAATGACGTTGTAATCGCCTGTGGTCATAGCAAGACCTGCGTCGCGTCCGATGCATACGTTACCAGCACCTTGGTTTAGGTCAGTACCAGCATTCGTCCCTGCTAAAACATTACTATTGCCAGTAGATAAATCATAACCCGCGTGATAACCGACTGCCACATTGTTACAACCTTGAACTCCGGCGTCAGCAGCATCAGTTAAGTTGCCACCACCAAGCGCGTTATGACCAACACCCGTATTGTTGTCTCCAAGAGTTGCAGTGTAACCTGACCCATAACCAACAAACGTATTGCTGTTGCCACTCGTAATGCTTGAACCCGCTAAACCACCGATGGCGGTGTTCTTTGCATCGGCGTTTTGTGCGGAGAGTGTGCTAGTTCCAACGGCTACGCAGTAATCTGAACCAGCGCAATCTGAACCTAGTGCGTGTTTACCTATTGCGACATTATTGTTTTCGCCACCATTACAACCATCGAGCGCACCGTAACCAATGGCAACATTGCTATCGTTATCGGTGAATAGATTTCCAGCGTTCTGTCCGATTAAGACATTTGAATTTCCAGTAGTAAGATCGTCACCAGCGTCATTACCTATGACTACATTGTATTGACCGTTAGCACCACCAGAAGCAACACCAACACCCGTAGACCAAGCAGCTTTACCTATAACTACGTTGTTTGCCGCCGTGGTGATGCTCGCACCGGCATCTCTACCAAGCAACGTGTTAGAATGTCCACCAGCAAGGTTGTAACCAGCAGCCCTGCCGACAACCACGTTATCTGCACCATCATTAACACCTGCGCCATTAGCGTATGCACCAATGATAACACTGGTACTCATACTGGTAGCGTTTAATGCAGCATCACGACCAACAACCACGTTATCATTACCGCTAACTGCACCAACACCTGCCGCTTTGTAGCCAACATACACACTGTCTACGCTGCCGTTAAGTGCAACACCTGCTTGAAAACCGATGGCTACGTTGTTTGAACTGTCGGTGTTTTGTACTTTTAACGCTTGATAACCGATTGCAACGTTACCAGCAGAAACGTCTTCAGTTTGTAATGCTTGTTGGCCAATAGCAACGTTGTGATTTGCGTTGATAAACGCCGATCCAGCTTGGTATCCAATGGCGACATTCGATGCGCCTGTCTGGATTGCGTCTAGCGTGTAGCTTCCAATGGCAATGTTGTTGTTGCCAGTAGTCGCTCCACTTGAACCCAGTAAAGCATTTCTACCGATAGCTATACAGTCGTCTGTGCTAGAACTGTAATAGCCAGCTTGATACCCAATAAGTACGTTGTAAGTTCCAGTGGTAGCAAAACCAGCATCATTTCCTACTACCGTGTTGCCAGTACCTTCCGCAAGACTTGTTAAGCTATTGTAACCAATTGCAACATTAGCCTGAGCAGTTGTGACTGCATCCAGCGAGTAGTTGCCTATGGCAACATTGTAGTCACCTTGGTTCTCGTAGAATGTTAGTGTCTGGCCAGTTTTGCTACCACCCGTAGTAGCTACACTTAACTCAAAGTGAGTGGTGTCTGTAATCGAAGCTATTTTAGCACCAGAAGGTATTCCAGATCCCGAAACAACTAATCCAGCAACTATTCGTGTGTCTGCTGTGTGAGTAATGGTTGGGTCGTTATTATACGAACAACCACCTTCGCTGAAACTTGTACCCCTCAACGCATCTCGTCCAACCGCTACAACAGCACTGGCGTCACCAACAAATTGGCCAGCCGAATAACCAATAAAAGTGTTGGAATTGTTGATGGAATATTGGCCAGAATACGAACCTACCGATGTGCCGTAATTTCCAGTTTTTGTGTAGCTTAAAGCCTCAATACCAACTGCAACGATTTCACTCGCAGTCGTTGCCTGACTTCCAGCGTTTTTGCCGACTGCTGTTGAACCGCTTCCAGTATAATTAGCAAATACGTCTTTACCTACGGCAGTGTTGTTGCTGCCGGTGCAGTAATTAAGTGCTGCATAACCAACAGCCGTGTTGCTATCTGCACAATTTTGATTGATAGCAGAAAACCCGACCGCCGTGTTATAATGACCGTCATCTGTTGCGCCTAATGCGTCCTTGCCGACAGCGGTGTTAGAGTTGCCAGTAGTCAGCGCATCTAACGCACCACTTCCAACAGCGGTTGCATCGCTTCCCTCAAACGCCCCTAGTGCCAAATAACCCAGCGCGGTGTTGTTGTCTGCACAAGCACCTAACGTGTGCGATCCGACACAAACATTATTTTTACCAGAAAGTAATGCGTTACCAGCATTGTGACCCACTGCTGTGTTGTTGTCGGCCAAGTCGTTGTTCAACGCTGTCAGTGCTTCACTACCAATAGCTGTATTCTGAACAGCAGACGTTGTTGAACCATTGCTATCCAGCGCATTAGTGCCAACTGCTGTATTTGTAGCACCACCAGCAGCACCGTGGCCAATGTCCAGAGTGCCGACTGTGATGCCGCCACCACTGCCAATGCTAAATCGCTTTGCGCCACCAGTGTAAAAATTCATTACATCGGTTTCGCCGCCAGCATTATGCGCGTAACTTATTCTACCAGTTCCAGCCGATGTGTCGGAAAAGTAAATGTGCGCTTCGCTGCCTGTTCCGGTTGTGTTTACAAATTCCAGCTTGGTGTCGTGACCAGACCCCGTGCTTTCAATCTGCATCTGCGCAGTGGTGGCGTTTGTTATTTTGACTGCGCCAGCAGATGAAATGGAAAGGCGTTCCGTGCCGGTTGTGGTTGTGTTGTTGGCCGCTGTGTAAAACTTAATGTCCGTGGCAGCGTTGAAGTTTCCAGAACCGCCACCGATGACAACTCGGTTCACACCGTCGATATTATCAATGCCAATTATTGAGGAATTTTCCTCAGTTATCGTATATGGCACACCTGTTAAGTAAAAATACTTACTGGTGTCTGCTGTTTGATTGCTTGCGCCAGCAACATAACCTTGAACCATTAGTTTGGTATTGGCTGGAATTGTTGAAGTACCAACACCCAATTGTAAACCAGTCAAACCGCTGGTTTCAGTAACAAAAACACCATCTGTACCATCGTCAGACGGCTTCCATTGCATCACATCGCCAGTACCATCAGACTTGATGATAGGTTCGTTCTCGTAAGAAACGCCTGTAGTGTGAATCGAACTTTGTTGTGTTATCCTAGCCATGACTTAGGTTCCGTAAGATGTTGCACCTTGACTCTGCGAGTCATTTGTTTGTACACTAAAAACTACAGCAGAAGCAGCAGAAGTTCCAACAATACAAGCTGTTACATCTACATAAGAAGCATCGTTAATCTCTGCCTGAGACATGGGAGAAAGTCTTACATGATAAACAGATGTAGTAGCTGTTCCACCTATGCGTATATACATATCTTCACTGCCTACATTTTGTACAAGTGCAGTGCTGTATTTATAACGACCGTCTAGTATAGGGTTAGCGGCAACGCCAGCATTACCAGATGTATAAACAGTGAGTATAGAAGGTGTATTTATTGTACCATTCTCGGCAAGACCTAAAGGTAATTTAACTGTAGCCATAATATTTTAAAAAGAAAAAGTGGAGTAGGTGACTCACTAACAAGCCACCTACTCCATGTTAATTAGGATGTGCGACGACGCAAGAAGGATATAGGCAAGCAGTAACGTGTATCACCAGCGATACCACCGATAATAACCTGCGAGATAAACTTCAAGTAGTCACCATAAGTGTTAAGCTCAGAACCAGCAGCATCAGATAATGGAGCAGAGCCACTACCAGTCGGGATCAAGAACTGATCCGTTAGGTTGACTTCACCATTCCACTTCATACCGTAGAACTTCTTAGCACTCATGTTCTTCGACGCGAACTCTTTTGGCGGTGGGCCAACAGAGATTGTCTTGAACGCATCAGCACCAACGAGGAATGCAATCTCATGCGAACCTACTGCATTCTCACCCGCATCAATCTTCGTGTAGTTCGGATTAGGAACACACTTACCAGTATCGGTGTCTACTGTTTGCGGTGCAATGAAATCACCGTTAGCAGAGAAACGCAGCGGGTACGGATCAAATTTAGCTGTGATCTTACCAAACAAATCACCTGCAAAACCATCTTGCAGAAGATTCATGTTAGCAGGAGCAAGTTGAGTACCTGAGTTAGCTCCAGATGCTCCGTGAGCAGTACGCAAGTTGCTATCCCACAATAGCGAAGCCCAAGCCTCTGTCGAACAGATAAGAACATATTTGCCCTTAACCATTTCAGAAGTGTTAGGCGCACCGAAGGTACGTTCAAACGGAGGTGCTTGAACATCTTCCTGCAGCACAAGCATAGCCTTAAAGATTTCCTTCAAGGTCAACGCTTCCGATACAGCAGTGCCAGTACCACCTGTAGCTATGTCGTTACGGAACGTGTTACCAGCCGAGACTGTAATAGTTTGTCCACTTGTACCATCAGTAATAAGATCAGTAGAGCTATCTCCACCATTCTCAACCTTACGTATATCCGCTTGAGATAACTCACGTTTGCGCGTGTATACATCAGCATGAGTAACCTGTGAGCTAAGACCCTTACCAGAAATATAAAGGTCAGGAGCTTGATAATACATAAGCGTACGAATGAAGACGTTGTTCGCAGTTTGAATTTGACGAACGATGTCAGACTGAGCGTAGCTTAGATGATCTCTCCAGAACGATTCAAAGTTCGACAAGAAGCGAAAACGGTTAGACTCAAATCGGTGCATACCGAGAGAAGCGTCTTCCGTGCGCTCACCAACTGTGAACTGATCTTTCTTTGGGTACGCCGTAAGAACTTCTGGCATGAAGGTCATACGAAGTACAGGAGAGGGTGTTGGAGTTGTCCCAGTTAGGGTACTCCCCATATTAGGTTGCCACTTAATAGAACCATAAAGCGTATCATAAACATTCCACTTCGGGTAAAGGGCGACCTCGTTTTTTGCCAGATAATAACTAAGAGATTTGAAATTACCCCCAGTTGGACTGGCAGCATCGGCAGCAGCATTAGCGACTGCTGCAGCGGTTACTGAACTAGCCATAATATTTTAGTATTTATAAGTTTAAAAAACAAAAAGGCGAAGAACAACCAGCGCGTTCCTCTTACGCTGCGATGCCCTTCGCCCATAGAAGCATATAAAAGACAATGCTAAGAAAACTTAACACCGGGGTATGCCCTTACCCTATTTGAAGCACTTCTTATAAAAAGCAGGAAGCATGCCAAGAAACCATAACTTCTACAGATCCATCCACTCAGGCACAGTAAAATCATCTTTAGAAGAAGCAGTCGCCCCCGCAGAAGATTTGCGCTTAGCCTTAGGTTCTTTCCGAACCTCTTCTTTTATAGCAGTTTTCTCAGAATCTGCATGCGCAGCTTGAAGCTGTAGCGTAACAAAAAGGTTAGAAGCAAGTTCTGCAAGTGGATGGTTCTGAAATGTTTTTGGCAATGCTTCTGAAAACGTAGTCTTTAGCTGCTTGATTGTGATTGATCCTACATTTGGCAGGACAAGTTCTTGCTTGGCAACATCGTCATCTGTTGTCCATGCAAAGTTTGCTTTTTGCTCACGCTCCAAAACACTTACTGCATCATCATAGTTTTTCCTATGTGATTTGCTAACATTTTCCAGCTCACCGTTAAACTTACGGCCAAGCCCAGCAGCCTCCTGCATCGCCATTTCAACATCAATCTCTGCCTGTTGTGTTGGCTTATATTGCTGCTTACCTAAAACCATACGACCAGCGTTGTCATAACCTTCTATGTTTTGCCAACCCTTACCATTGCGAATATTGATAAGTTGTGTGCGCCAATGATGCTGTTCTTGCTGAGCCTTTGACATGTTAGCATATGTATCTTTGTATTCTTCACTAAGAATATATGCGTCAGGATGATCTGCTGCAGCAACTTCTTTAGTTGACTGTTGTTTAACTTCTTCTACCTCTTGCTGAAGTTTAATGTTTTCCTCGGCGCGTTTGCTAAAATGCTCAAAAGCATCGTTTGACATCTGCTTAAGATACTTAGCATCCTCTTCGCTGAATTTACTGTAATCACGGCCTTTAGGTGTGTTTAACTTTCCAAGCGTTTTAGAAAGGTTTGATACCTCTGTATCCTCCTGTACGTCTTCTTCACGTCCATCTTCGCTAACATCTCCAGTCTCTCTGGACACGTCCCCTGCTCCATCGCTATCATCGTCAGGTGTTTCATGCTCAGCTTCAGCGCTATCAGAACTATCTGATTGTGCTTCAGCCTCAGACGATACATCTTCTTGTACGTCGTCTTCTCCTCCGTCGTCAATGAGTTCGCCTTCAATTGGATTAAACCCTTTGTTCAAAGAGTCGTCTTCACCTGCTTGTTGTGTCAACGACTCCTCTAATTCCGTGTTCTGTAATGATGTTTGCATCCTTTGTTTGTGTTATTATATCATCTAACTCTGTAAGCTTTGCCACAAGACGCACAGTAACTTCTGGGTTATCATGCTTTTGTGCAGCAAATTTCATCTCTTTTAACAAGCGCTCACGCCTTGCATCAAGTAACTCTCTAAATATTCTAGTCGGCTGGCTTTCACACCATATGTCAATTTGCTGGCGTAGGAGGTCTTTGGTCATTTCTTCCTAAAGTGTCTTGAACTTGTGCTTGAAGCAACTTGAGTTGCTGAGCAAATGGCTTAGCTTCCTCAGTTAACTGCCCTGTCTGCTGATCTACAACCAACGAATTTACAACCTGCAACAATTGCTGAAGCAATGCGTTCTTTTGATCACCTGACTGCAGCATCTGTGCATAGCTTTCTCCCTCGTCAGGAAACATCAGCCTCATCATGTTTTGTAAAAACGTAGAAGCTAAGTCAGTCTGAGAAACAACTGGCCACGCTTGCATCATCTTTTGAGACTTCTCAGCACGCTCGATTACATCCACATCACCGGCTGGTTTTATGTTGTATGTATGATTCAGGAATAAATCAAGCGCTGCTGAAGGGCGCAAAACACCTGCAATAACACGCGATTGATAGATGCGCCAACAAATATCGTAAACATCTTTAAGTGCAATACTAAAAAGCGATACCTGAGTAGATGAAAGCATTTGCGCTTCATTAGAAGCTGCTTGAATTTCTGTAGCTGTCTTGCGACTGTCCCTACGATTCATCGCAGCATAATTAATCTGCGACTGCTCCTGTGCGTTTTGACTGATAAGAGACTGAATCGCCCCAAGCATTGACGAGTCAGGCGGCGAGAGCTGAAACTGCTTAATGTTTGAATCAATCAACGCTCCCGGCTGAAACTTAACGCCCGTCTGTACGTTAGTGTTATTGGGATCTTCGTTGTCCTTCGCAAAGTAAAAGTTAGAAGCGCGTCTGTGCGCTGTCACAAAGGACGACATTAAAGATGTAATGGTTTCCTGCGTTGTGCGGTCAAGAAAAGCACGGCCAGCGGCACTTTGTATAGCACTGTCTTCCTGTATGTTATAAGGAAAAATGATGTAAGGATATTCTGTTTCATCCTCAAACACATCGTTAAAGCGGCGACCAAGATAAAGCGGCCTTGGCTCACGTAACCATTCGTCACACTTATCACAACAAGACCAGCCAACAAAAACCTTGCCATCCTGCTTGAACATCACCTTCTCAATGCGATAAAGCGATTCGTCATAAGATAAAACACCAGAGTCTCCGTCAGGATTATCGCCAAGTAATGTCTCAACCACTTCCTTGTCAAAGTCTTCCGTGTCTCTCAACTGCAACGCTGTGAAGTAATGCCTATGAATAAGCATTTCACACGATTGAATGTCACGTGTGTCAGTAGGAAAACCCAAGTCTTCAAAGTTTACAGCTTCAACAGCAAAATGCCCCGGCTTTTCTGTATCAAATACAACTTCTGCAACGCTATACCCATGCAGTTGCATCCCATCAATAATCTTAAAAAGAGGTATTTGCCAACCTGCATAACGTGTCTTATCAGTAAAATCACGCTCTAACGAACCTGTCGCTGCCGTCGGTTCTGTAATAGATGTGAATATGGCAGAGCGCCTACTACCAGTCACATACGCCACATACTTCGACTGCTCGCGCCGAATGTTGGTATCAATGATATGCGCTGGTACAAGAAACTCATCCTCATCCAAATAGCCATCAGCTCGCTCAGCTTCAACGTTTATATCAAGCTTACGAGAATTACGATTCTCTTCAGCCGTCGAATTTAAATCAGATACAACGTTAAGAAGTTCTCTTATCTTAACTGCTGCGTCTTCGTATTTTGTCAGGTCAGTTTGCATTTTCTAAAAGCCTTTCATTCATCTGCTCTACCTCATAAATTATATCGTCACTCCAACCCGTAGACTTAAACGGTGTTTCATAGGGGCGCTGAAGCCGCGCTCTCAGTGATAAATGCTGCTTCGGTTGATGCTCCTCTATCTCATTTAACTCGTATTGTACAACGTCACGTGCAACGTATCGCTGAGGCATTACGCCACGGTAATCAGCAAAAGCAAGTACAAAAGCATCTGCACGGTCAGGAGAAGCATGGCCTTTAGCCTTGGCTTGACGTTTGCTTTCCAACTGTATCTTGTTTTGCGGCGTGACTGTGTAATAACGCGACGCGAGTTGTTTACGTAACGTTGTATCTTTCGGAAGTATAATCTCACAGTTTTCAATATGTTTTCCTACACTAAACCAAAGTTCAGCGCCTCTGTTTAAGTACGCCAGCTTGTTGTAAGGAGCCGCTTGGTTGAGGACATAATTGATATTCCACCCATCACGACGCAACTGATCAAGAATAGGCTTACCCAAACCACCAGCATCACCGTAAATAATACTATTTGAATTATCCAGATCGTACCTGTAGAAAACTTCTGCCAACTTGTCGAGCAATACTGTCGTATCCGCATACTTAAACGCCTCCACACCTACTACTTTATTACCATTGCGTACAACGACAACCTGCTCATCACCGCCAGCCGAAAGATCAAGCCCAGCAATATTGTAGCCTTCAGATGTATGTTCTATCTCAATCTTATCTAACTCAGCAATCGCAGAAAAGTTAATAACAACCTGCTCCTCAAGGCCACCAAAGTCGGCAAGAACCATAGAACGATAAAGCGCAGAGTTCTCACCGTACGTGTTGCGTATGTCACTGATGTAGTCTTCACT